ATACACAATACATTTTCCACGAAAAAACCCCCATCACCATTTTGGTGTGAGGGTTTAATCGTCGCTTTGCAGATTGTGTAAGCGTAAACCTGTGAATAACAAATAGGAGACAATTAGAAATGAAAAAGTACACGTCCATCCTTGGACATATTAAGTATATCATATATCATATAATTTGTCAATACTAAATTCAAAAATAAAAATAGGCTCAAAATGGATTTATATTTCCATTGCTGAGAGCCTACTATATAAAGTTGGTTAATATATTGTCAATAATCGCTCCGCCGAGCATATTCATGCGATATCCTTATGCGTGGATAAAGCTTCATTATTATGTGACTTAAATATATCACCTAATTTTATTATAAATTATTTTATTTTATTTGTCAATAGACATATTTACTTTTTTGATGTTTTATGCTATAATATATGTGAAAGGAGTGATAACGTGACCAAAGAAGAAATTTATGGTATTTTGGCTATGGAAGACGAGGACGAAAGAGAATCAGCTATTGACACTATGAGCGCCCGTGATGGCGAAGCTTTATCAACTATTGAAACTTTAACAGCTGATAACGAGAATTTGCGTTCAGATGTAGCCGAAAGAGATGAACAGATTTCTAAATTATCTAAAGACATTGATGTGTGGAAGAAACGTGTTGACAGATTATCGGATGTTAATCGCGCGGGATTTGTCGAAGATAAAATGGAAAAAGATTTTAAATCACTAGAAGATTATTTTTACAAAGAATGAGAGGAGATTTTATGTCAAGATTATCAAAAATGCCGAATATTAATGAAGTAGGAAAAATGTCAGGCGCTGAGCTTTTAAACTTAGCAGTAAGAGAAGTTAATAACCCAGAGCTTATGAAAGCTATTGGTGACACGACTATTGATTCTTCAACATTCGGACAGATTGGTCAGATTATCAATTCAAATGATGCTTGGAGAAACCAGGTTTATTACACACTTTTTAACAAAGTAGGACTGTATGAAATGGGATACGCTGTAGCAACCGATAAATACGGAGCGCTTATGCGTGATTATTTGTCAATCGGTGGAGCAGTTGACGAAATCGAAATGGATAAGATTAAGCCTGTGAAATACAATCCAGAAATCCAGTGGCATGACGCACTGAAACAGTATATTCCAAAATATTTGGAAATGTTCCATACTCCAAACAGAAAAGAGCGTTACGCTTTAACAGTCAATCCAGAAATGGCAAAACGTGCGTTCAGTAGCGAGCAGGCATTTAGAAGATTTTTGGACATGCAGTTTGCAGTAGCGGCAGAATCAAACAAAATTGACCGTAACTATTGGTTCTGGAATTTGTTTAAATATGTTGCTGAAAACATTGCATATTATGTTGAAATTCCAGGTTTCGACACAAAAGAACACGCTGAGGACACCACCGTTCTTGTTCGTCAGTGGGGGTTAGATTTATTATTCCCAAGTGATAAATTTAATGTGGCAGGTTTCACAAGAGAGGTTTCTCCAGAAAATATTTTTATCATTATGAAGAACAGTGCAAAGGCATTCCAGAGCGTTAAGGTATTAGCAACATCTTATCATATGCAGGAAACTGAGTTTATTGCTAATCATACGTTAACTGTTCCAACATGGGTTGACCTTGGAGAAAATGTTGAAATCTTAATGGGTGATATCAATGCATTTAGATGTTACGTTAATTTATATGCTAGTGACTTTAACCACAACGGCGCTGTTATGGGTGATACTCATTTCTTGCACGTTCATGAAACGTATTCTTCTTCTATTGTTTATCCAGTAATTGCTTTTAAATCATCAGCCGTAACTGCTTCAGTATTAGGAGATTTTAAACCAGCTTCTAATACCGTTCTTAATAAAGGTGATACGGAAATGATTTCTATTCCTGTTACTTCTGGAGATAATAAGCAGGTGCATTATACGCTTACAGGTAACACAGCGCCAGAAACACAGATTCAGCCATGGGGATTGTTATATGTTGGTCAGAATGAACAGGCAAGTGTTATTACAGTAACCGCAACTATTGAGGACGGAAAGAACGGAAGTCCAGTAACAAAGAGTGTAACTTACCAGATTAGAGGTAACACACCGAAATTCGGATTTGTACAGCCACAAGACCATTCCACAATTAAAAAGGGTGAAAGTGTACAGTTAATGGCTTCTTTGGCAGAAGGTCATGCCCCTATCACTTATAGCATTACCACAAGCGGCGTGAATGCTGGTACAACTATTACTCCAAGCGGTTTGTTAACTATCAATGCCGAAGAAACACAACCAAAAATCACAGTTAAGTTACAGGCAGGTATTACATCAACAACCGTTGAATATACGATTGCTGGCGCTTAAATGTGGTTCGCTAATTTATACAGGAATGTAGATTGTCAACCGTCTAACGATATTGTTAGATGGTTCCAATCTCGTTCTGAACAAAAAGCTTATTTTGAATCTAGGAAAATAAGTTCAGCGGTTGTAACGCCTATTAAAGACATGAATGTGATTGCGTTGGACGTGGATATAAACACTATGAGGGATATTCCATATTTGTCTTTTGGTGAAGACGGTGGAAAAGAAATTTATGCATTTGTTGATGATTGCCAGTACACAAATGAAAGAAGAACATTAGTATATTATACTATTGACGAGTGGCAGACATACATGTTTAATATCGAATGGAACCCCATGATGGTCGAACGTGAAAATGTAACAGATGATGGAATAGGGAATCATTTAGAGGATGAAAACTTGTCTATAAAAGATATGTTGACCGTTAGTGAGGTTGGGAGTGGTTTCTTTAACCCAGCTGATTATCATATTATTATAGGGTACGCCGAAAAACCAGACGGAGGAAATGTAAATCAAAGAATAACGTGCAATATTTTTAACGGTGTCGAATATGAGGATTGCGGAAAAGGTAATGCAGGCGCACAACGCGCAAGGGAGATTTTAGAACAAATGCACGGTAAAGAAGACGCTATCGTCGGTTTATATATGTGCCCAGAGAAATTATTTAACGATTCTGCAATACCTAAACAGCTTAAATTTAATTTACCTGCACGACCATCTTCATTCGGTGGTTATGTCCCTAAAAACAATAAGTTATTTACTTATCCGTATGTTGATTGTTTAGTTGCTAACGGAAACGGTCAAACGCTCGAATTAAAGTATGAATTTTTAGAAAATCTGGAAATGACTGTAGAATTCTCTTTTGGTTTAAACATGGAAGCCGAAGCATTTCCTAACAATTACATGGGTGAAACTAATAACGATTTATATAAACTAACGATAAATAACTTTCCTATGTGTGCGTATATTGTAGATTCATATAAAGCATGGGTCGCTCAGAATCAAGGACAGTTTAGGTACAATATTGCTTCTTCATTGGTTTCTGGTTTTGGTACTGGTGCTCTAGCAACTGGTTCACTGTTAGGTGGAGCGGCAGGAGCTCTTGTTTCTGGAGCAAGTACGGTTAACGGAATATTGTCACAGAATGCTAGAATGGTACGTGTTCCAGATACTGCAAGGGGCACTACTTCCGGCGACGCAGGATTCGCTAACGGTAGGGCAGACTTTAGAGCAAGGTCTAGAACGATAACCAAACAGCAGGCAATGATATTTGACGATTATTTGACTCGTTACGGTTATAGAGTTATGAGGTACAAGGTTCCAAACTTAACTACTCATTCAATGTTTAATTACGTTAAGGCTATAGACCCAAATATAACAGGAAATATACCGTCAACGTATCTCAACAAAATCATTGACAGAGTAAGTGCTGGAGTAACTCTAATGCATACAGATTTACAAAAAGTAAAAACAAACTATATGGAAAATGAGGTGATAAGCGATGAAAACACTTAATGAATTAACGACGCGAAGTAATATATCAAAATGCACCACGTTTTATCTAAGTGACAAGCAAGCGAGCAAGATACAAATTGACTTGGATAACGATAGAATATGGGCGTATTATATTGATAAATTTATTGAAGATTTAATGTCGTTGTTTGTTTGGAAAGGTTTGCCAGACGGTATCACCTCCTTTATTTTAGAATATATGCTTATGGCAAACGGAAGTTTCGTGTTATATGATGATGAAGGAATAATAAAAGCTTCTCGTTATGTAATGGTAACGTGGGATGATTATTTTCAGCCAGTTACAGTAAGAACCGTTAATATTGCAACTGATAAAGGATTAACTGGTAAATTGTTATATGACGATGAATTTATTTATTGTTGGAATAGTAACACAGGATTGCCAGTATTTAATGTGGCTACTACTATCGCCGAAAGGTTAGCAAAAATCGAGAGAACTATTGATTATATCCATAGGCAAATGAGGAGACCTACATTATTTAGCGGTACTCAAGCATTGAAAAGTACGGTAGATAACATCATGAACGAAAATGACCCAAAAACATGGTATGTAGTTGACAAAGATTTAAGCGGAATAAGCGGAGTACCAGTAATTAGTGGTGATGTTGGAAAAGGTTTAGACGTACTTATGAATATGCGTAAAATGTATTTACAAGAATGGGATACAAGAGTAGGGTTACACACTATTATGAATGATAAATCAGAACGACTTACAGAATTTGAGGGTTTAAGTTTTTCAGAAGCTGGAAATATAAACATTAGCGGAATGTATCAGCAAAGGATTGCTTTTAGAGATTGGGCACGGGAAAGGTTCCCCGAAAAATGCTCAGAATTAGATGTTTCATATAGTCCGTTTATTCGTGTGCGTGGTGAAGAAGTACCAGAAGGTTATGAAGAAAAAGAGGTGTATGACTTTGTTAATTAGTGACATCATAAGAAGCGGTTATAAAAATGCTGATTACTTTAACACAAATTTTATGGATTTAATAAGGAATCAGCGTTCTAGGATTTTTGGTTTCGATTATCCGATAGACCCAAAATTTAAAGAAGACTTTGAGGTTAATTTTATCTTACATTTCTTTAACTATCGTATTTCTGACACAGTAGAAGCACACACGTTTTTATCGTGGCAAACAATGTTAGCCGATAGAATGTATCAGTTATTTCCGTTGTATAATCAATTTTTCGAAAAGATTACAGCGGAAGATATAAGCGGAACAGAAAAGTATGTTTCACGTGAAACGTTTGACGAAGATACTACTAATGAAAGTAACTCAAATAGTTCCTATAATGATAAGTCTGATGTAACAGGAGCTAGTGAACAGCAAACGGATAATGTTAATCGTGACTTTCCATTAAGCGCTGTCACCAATACTAATGCTTATATGACAGATACTCAAGACAATAATGTTTCCATAAATTCTACAAATAGCACCGATTCAAGCGGCACTAATAATACCACTGGTAATGATGTCGGAAGTAGAAATTTCAATAGAAACAAAACCGATGAAAAAATGATGATTGACTTTGATTATTATAAACGATTCCGCGAGGAATTAAGTGGAATTTATAGTGAAATTTATAAGTTTTGCTGTGATTTATTTATTTGTGCATGGTAAGGAGGAATAACAATGGAGATATACAAACCTAAAACAATGCCATACGATATGAAAATAGATGACGCTTTAAAATTTGCAAGAAATGAGCTTTATTTGGTAAATCGTTCGTTACGTTCTCTTGACAAATGTTCTGATTCGGTTACTTATGGAATGGTATTATCTTATAAAGTTTGTATAATAGAAAAATTAAGTGAACTTAAAAAACTAAAAATAGATGGAATAGAAAGGGTTAATGTGTTACAATGAAAGCAGGACAAAAGATGAATACTGATGATGGGAAATATCAAGTTTGTTTATTTCCGTGTGATATAATGAATATCACTCAGTTATCTGGTCCGGATTCATTTTCACATTGTTGTGGACACCCTATGGACATTATAGGGAATAGTGCTCGTTATCCGTTATATGCACCGTGTGATTGTCACTTAATATATCAAGATAGTGTAGGAAATACCAGAGGGTATCAATCAGATAACGAGGTTGCAACACCAAGCGGAATAGGTTATGTATGCTTTAGTTTTACGCATAACGAAAATCCTCCGTCGGCAACAAAATTTAAACAAGGAGATTTGATATCCCATACAGGTATAGCCGGGCAAGCATACGGTGACCATTGTCATCTAGACCAAGCGAAAGGTCAGAATAAGGTGCTTGTATCCTATGGTATTACTTGCGCAATGGGAAATCCATGTTATGCTTTGCAAGACAGTGCAGAACCAGTTGACATATGGTATATAAATGATACTACCGTAGTTAACACTATGGGACTTATATTTAAAAAGTATGATGGAGGTGTTACACCGCCGACACCAACACCCACAAAAAGAAAAAAAATGAAACTTATGTATTATATGAAAGGATGGAACATGAGATATGGCAGATTTTAAACCGACATTTCCGTTTGACCCAAATATCAGACCAGTAACAAATAATCTTAATTGCGTGGTTAATACAATAACTCGTTATGATATGGAGTTTATAAAGGCATATAGTGACAAAGAATTATTGCACGCTTTGTGTTATCAAATTGCGAATGTTATTGATATGCTTAACTTAACCCAAGACCAGTTTGAAAAGTTAGTGCAATGGATAAATGATAATCTGTGGGAATATGCACAAAACTTGCTACAGCAGTGGTTAGAGCAAGGTCTAATTAAAATAGGTGTTAATTATAACGCTAGTACAGAAACAATAAGCTTTGTTTTTAAATATTAAAGGAGGTAAACGATATGCCAGAAGTAGCTAATCTAGCTTTTGAAAATGGGACATACTCTATTAAGGATAAAACAGCAAGACAACAATTGCCAAACAAGGCAAGTGCTAGAATTTGGAATGTTGTTACAGATGGTGGCGCAGACCCTACAGGGGTAACATCTGCTCAAGGTGTTTTTGATAGAATTAGTACGATTTTAAACTCTTATGATTATGTATATATCCCAAAAGGTACATATAAATTATCAGAATTATTTGTATGCTCCGAACGTGTCATTTGTGATTGTCAAACAGTTGAAGAAAATACTAATAGTAAGATATTAGCCGTAAAAGAAATACCAACAGCATACCCAAGTTTTAAATTATTAAAGCAAATAGAAAAACCATCTGACGGCAATAGTTTTCAAGGCTGGTCGTTTGAAAAAGACGGTGATTATTATACATCAAATATTTTTGCGGTTAATAGAAATGGTAGTACTATGGTAACTAAATTAAATAAATATGACCCGTTATTATCTTTGACCTCATCAACAGTAAAATCTTGGGCGCATGGCAATTCATTTACTTATATGCCATCACTAACTTCAAATGGGAAAAATGAAGTATACATGATATGTCCGATTGATGGGAACAATTTAATTATGTATGACTCGTCTACAGGGAATAGCAATACTGTTTTTGTAAATGGCATTTATTCTCAAATAAACATCGCTAATAAAATTGGAAAATCGCCGCATATTATCGTGCAAACGGAAGATAATAAAATACATGTTTGCCAATGTTCTGGTAATGGTCTGAATGTATCTTTTACATCGGTATATTATATTACAATTTCAAGACCCTCCATACAAGGTAGATTGTTGGGCGGTCTTAACGGTTTAGCATATTTTAAGGGTAACATATTTACTTTATGGAGTGATAACACATCAAGTGTTTATGATTATGTACGTAATGCGATTAGAGTTGATAAGGTATCTGGTAAGTTATTATATCAATATTTGTGTAATCCAACGTATGAAGCAAAAGAGTTTGAAGGACTTAACGTTACTGGCAACACTATAAAATTGCTTGAATATGGTAACAACTCTAACTTTACTGATTATAATTCGTGGTCGTTGTGGGAAATAAACCCATATGACAGTGGGTTAAGCGATAAAAGCAGTGAATTAGAATTTAATGGAATGCTAGGCGAACAACGAATAAGAGTGAGCAGTAATGCTACATCATGGGGTAAAGGAACAGCGGAATCGCCGTTTAGACATCTACAGTTTGCTATTAGTTACGCTTCATCATTTCAACCTGTTCATATTGTGTCCAGAACCGTTGAAACAATGGTAGAAACAGGAGAAATACACATCAAAAACAGAGCTCATTATTTAAAAATTAGCAATATAACGTTTAAAGGAAAAATCACCGTAGAAAACTGTGTAAATGTACAGTTTGATAATTGCGTTTTTAATTTTACGGGTGATTATCAAATAACGATTGATGCAAGTAATGTTGACTTTGCAGGTTGTACCGTCGGTATGACAAGCGGACAATCTGGTAACGGTTGGATACGTGCAGTCGGAAATTCAAGCGTTGAGCTACATGGTGGTTGTAGAATCACCGCAAGAAATGCCGCTTCGTTATCAAGAGGTGCAAAGTTTAGTTTTGGAAATGATACTACGGGAACTTTATATAATTGTATATATAATGAGGGAAGTGTATCATTGGGGAATGTATCAAAAATAACGCATACTTATAAGTCAACTGTATCTAATGGTGGACTTGACGGAATAGTAGAAAGTTAAGAGGTAATTTATATGAATATTAACTATAAAGATATAGCTAACATTTTGTGGACAGGAATAAGTACATTCTTTGTATATGTTTTTGGGGGTATAGATGTGGCTTTTAAGTGCCTTATTATTATTATGATTATTGATTATATTTCTGGGGTTATTGCTAACAGAATAAACCTCGATAGTAAAATAGGATTTAAAGGAATTGCAAAAAAGGTAATGATACTTGCGCTTGTGGCAGTAGGTGCACAAGTTGATAAAGCCATGGGAACAGATGGTTATATTTGCAGAACACTTGTAACAATGTTTTATATTGCGAATGAAAGCCTTTCAATCGTTGAAAATTCTGCAAAGATGGGGTTACCTGTGCCGCAAAAACTTATTGATTGCTTAGAACAATTAAAAGGAAACGAAGAAAGCGAGGAACAAAAATGAAAGCAAATGATTTCTTAAAAGATACGTATGGAAAGTATTATGATATTGACGGCTATTATGGCGCTCAGTGTTGGGATTACTTTGCATATCTATGTACTGTAATCGGTAGTAAAATAATTAACTGTACCTCAACAGGATACGTTATTGATATCTGGAATAACCGTAAAAAGAACGGTGTATTAGATAAGTTTAAGGAAGTGTCAGTATCGAGTTTACAAGTTGGTGATGTAGTTGTATTTAAAAACGGAGGAAGCCTTACACCTCTATCCCATATTGGAGTATTTGCAGGATGGCTAAACAAAGGTAGCACGTTTACTTTACAAGCTCAAAATCAATATGGCACAGCAAGCGTTAACAAAGGGATTATGAATGTTAGTGATATTGCAGGATGCCTACGTCCAAAAGTATGGGATAATAAATCCCCAAATTTACCTATTAAATCAAAAGGTAAAGCTTCTGCAAAGTATGATTACATTCGTGTACGTAACAAACCTAGTCTCGATTATTCTACGTTTACGGGTGATTGGTACAATAAAGGAATGGTATTAAACTATCAAAACGTTGTAAAAGTTGATGGGTGGTATTGGTTAGAGTATGTAAGTAGCAAAACAAATAAAAAACATTATGTCGCATACGGAACTACAGATGGAAAAACGGTTTACTGGAAAGTTGAATAAACTTGTGGTATAACCCAAACTTAACGCTGTCACACGGTTGTCTACTTAATTATGTTCTAGGCAACCGTGGGGGCGGTAAAACATACGGTAGTTTTGTAAAAGGCATAAAAAATAAAATATATAAAAATAAGCAATTTATATATTTGCGTAGGTACAAAAGTGAATTAGAAGATTTCGCTACACAATTTGACGAGGTTTCACGAGAATTTCCAGACTACATTATAAGCGTAAAAGGAAGAACAGGTTACATCATAAAACGCACAGGTGATGAAAAAGAAGATTTTAAAAACTTATATAAAAAGAAAAATATATTTTGCAAAGCTGTTGCCCTGTCTAATGCTGTAACAAAAAAGTCAACAAATTATGATAAAGTAAATCTCATTATATTTGACGAATTTATTATTGAAAAATCGTCAAAATTATTTTATCTTCCAAACGAAGTTGACGCGCTTATTGGATTTATGGAAACGGTTTTCCGAAGTCGAGAAAAATGTCAGTGTCTGTGCTTAGCTAACTCGGTTACCATGAATAACCCTCATTGTGTTTACTGGGGATATACAAAAAGAATAGATAATAAAGACATTGTAAAGGACAAAGATGGACTATTGCTTTTTCATCATTTTGCCGACCAAGAATATATAAACTTTAAATCACAAACAAAACTAGGAATGTTACAGAGAAAATCTAAAATAGGCGGTTATCTGATAGATAACGAATTTATAAACGATGATTCTCCGTTTATCAAAAATAAAACGCCAGAAGCGATACACATTGCAAGCGTTGATATTTACGGCAAGCACTTAGGTTTATGGATGGACTATAAAGACAGTAAGTTATATATAAGCACCAAAGTAGGTAAAAATGACAGTATAACATACGCTCTTACTACAGATGATATGCAACCAAATGTAGTAATGTTACAATTTTTCAAAAACAATCATCATATGAGATTACTGCGCACAATGTTTCAAAATGCGTGTGTATATTATGATGATACGGAAGCATATTTTAACGCAAAAGATTTAAACAAATTACTTTAAAAGTATTGACATTAAATCATTCTTCTGTTATAATTAAAGAGAAGTTAAGGAAAGGAGTGATAAAAATGAAAAAGAACATTATTACCGGAACAGCTTCTGTTAATATACTTCTTAATGATGGAAATTCAATTTTAAAAGAAGTTGAATACGTCGGGAAATTCAGCGAAAGGAAAATTGTAAAAAAAGCAATCGCCGGCATTGAAGAAGTATGCAAGGCTAAAGTAGTAAGTGGAAGTGTTAGAGAAGAACTAAACACTTATGAAATGAGTGAAGAAACTTTTATCGCAAACGCTACTATCGTGTTAGACGATGAACAGTACGAATTAAAATTAGATTAGTAAAGGAGAAAATTAGAAAATGAAAACATTAAAGGAATTAGCAAAAGAACAGAACGGAACAAAAGAATCTTTTATTGGTAGAACAGGAGAAAAAATTGATTCTATCCTTGGGAAAGTTGTTACTTTACGTGACTACGAACATAGAAGTAAAAAGAAAGGCAACAATTATGAACATTTCATTGCCTTTATCGTTGATGATGACGATAAACATTACTTCAACGGTGGAACTAAAATGAAAGACTTTATCGCTAAAGTAGAAGAAGAAAATTTAGTAGAGGATTTACTACGAGAAGGAGTACCTATGTTGATGAAAAAGACAAAAACTTCAAACGGAAATACTTTTACTGATATCACATTCTATCCGCCAGAAAGTGAATTGCCATTCTAGTATTAAAGGGTGTGAAAACACTCTTTTTATTTTATTTTATGAAAAAGAAAAAAGGATATTATAGGAACAAACAAGGCGCTTGGCTTAATAGAAAGCTTATAAAAAGAGCTGAAAAACTGGCGGAACAAATAAATGAGCAAAGAGCCAAAAAACGTTCACAAATATTGAGTAAACCTTTTATACGCGAGAAAGGTAGCCAAGCTGTTAAAGAAACAGTAGGTCAATATCATGGACAGAGGGCAACAAAATATCTAGGCGAAACAGCATTTCCAGAATTAAATAGTGTTAGATTTGACCCAGAAACATTACAATCTAACAGCATGTTAGAGCGTAAAGTAAAAGCTTGGCAACGTATGAAAACTAAAAAATATGCTGAAAAAATGAATGCGTTATATAAGACTAATTTAATTAAATCTATAGAAACAAAGTTTGGAAATGTTGGTGATGAAAAAGAAATAAAAGAAGTAATAAAAAAGATAAAAAGAATGAGTGCGAAAGAATTAGCTGATTTTGCATATACAACAGAAGTATTAAATATAGATTTTGTTTATGGTAACCCAGAATCAGAAGATAATTACAATCTATTTAAGCATACTGTAACAGATTTTTACAATAAAAAATATAGAAAAAGTAAGAAATGAAAACAAATATTAAAAATTCATACGCATGTGATTTCGAAACATTGGTTTTAACAAAAGAGCAAATAGAAGCAGGAATGAGAACGTATGTATGGGCGTGGGGATGTTGCAAAGTGTACAATAATGATAATTATGACATGGTAAGCGGTACTTCTATTGATTCGTTTATGGACTATGTTAAAACACTTCATAAGCCTGTATTATTTTTTCATAACTTAAAGTTTGATGGTTCGTTTATTGTGTGGTGGTTACTTAAAAACGGTTATAAGTGGTCAAAAGAAAAAGAGCCTAAAACATTCGATACAATGATAAATAAGCAAGGTGTTTGGTATCAAATAAGCATTGTATGGGATGTCAAAGGGAGAAACAAACACGAAACAATTATACAAGACAGTTTGAAGAAAATGCCTTATAGCATTTCCGCTATTGCAAAAAGTTTTGGATTTGATTCAGACATGCAAAAGTTAGAAATAGATTATAATAGTTACCGTGAAGAAAACGGAGTATTAAGTGAAACAGACAAAGAATATTTGCGGCATGATGTTGTTATACTTGCTAGGGCATTAAAAATGTTATTTGAAGAGGGTTTCAAAAAGATGACAACTGGAAGTGATACATTATCAAACTTTAAAGAAAATATAGGTGGAGAAAAACAATTTACAAAATACTTCCCAGTTTTAGACCATGAAACCGATAAAATGTTACGTAAATCATATGCTGGAGGTTTTGTATATGTTAACAAAAAATATGCCAAAATTTCAGAAAACGGACAAATTGGCATATGCTGTAATATAGATAAAAATAGTATGCACCCGTCTATGATGTGCACAAGGGAAATGCCGTACGGTCTTCCCAATTATTTTGAGGGGGAATATACTGGTGATAGTAAATGCTATATTCAGCATTTCCTATGTCGTTTTGATATAAAAGATAGATATATACCAACAATACAAATAAAGAAAACTGTACGTTACTGTGATACAGAATACCTTGAGCATAGTAAAATTGATGAATATATAGATGAACAAGTGGAATTGTGGTTACCGTCACCAGATTTAGAAATATTCTTTAAACATTACAACGTATATGATATTGAATACTTGGATGGTTTTTATTTTAAAACAGCAAAAGGGCAATTTTTTAATGATTATATAAATTCTCTGATGAAAATAAAGGAAACAAGTGAGGGTGTGAAAAGACTTATGGCAAAGCTACGCATGACTGCTTTGTATGGAAAATTCGGAACGAATCCAGAAGTAAAAGAAAAAGAGCCTTATTTGCTTAATGATGTACTAAAATTCCGCACTCCGACACATCCAGAATTTAAAGATGACGGCGAAATTGTTGAAGTAGAGGATGTAACAATAAAAGACCCTATATATTTGCCGCTAGCAATATTTATTACTGCATGGTCTAGATATGACATAATCAGTACAATAGACAAAGTTAACGAATCATATATAAATTATAAATCTGAAAAAGACAGGTTCATATATGTTGATACTGACAGCGTACATATGATTGGATGGCATATACCTAAAAGCATAAAAATTCATGATACGCACCTAGATTGCTGGAAAGTAGAAACATACAATATAGGGGCAAAATATTTGCGACAAAAAACTTATATTGATAAAGTTATATGCAAAACTACCAAAGAACAAAAGAAATGGTTATCTAAAGTAAAAGAATATGAAAAAGAGCATAAAGAAAGCGGTATGCCATGGAAAGATTTTGTAGAACAAAAACCACCGCACTTTGGGTATGAAAATGGATGTATGTATCTGCTTGAAGTTAAGTGTGCAGGAATGCCAGATAAAATAAAAGATATATTAACTTATGATGCGTTCAGAGTTGGATTTAAATCTGACCAAAAGTTAATCGGTCACCAAGTAAAAGGAGGGGTAGTTTTACTAAATGATAAATTTGAAATTAAGGCTAAAAAATAGTTGACATTTTAGGCTTTTTGATGTATACTATAAGTGAAGATAAGGTAACCCCTTAAAGGAGAAAAGAAATGAAAAGAGAATATTACGTAGATGGCGAAGAAGTTACGAGACACACATTTTTTAAATATCTTGAAGTTGAGGTGTATAATCAGTGGAGAAACAACAATAGTGAATGGTGGTGTTTTGAAGATTATTATGCTTATATCAAAACTGAAATAAGAAAAGGAAGCAATTTCAACTATGTACATACTTTCTGGAGCGAAGTAATAAGATGAAATTATTGAAATATACATTATGGTTTATCGCTGAAACAGTAATTATAATACTGTTTCTAGCTTTGTGGTGGAGATAGAAAGTAGATGATACAATGGAAACATATGCCAGTATTAAGTACGCGATAAGAGCAAGAATTGATAGTTTGGAAACAATGCTTAATATGCATGAAAAAGACACCCCAATGCGCAACAACATACTAATTCGCATAGATGAGTTGAACAGACTGATGCGCGTGCTAAAGATTTTAGAAGTTGAAAAGGAGAACGAAAATGAAATTAAAAAGAAACTATTACATTAACGGAGAAGTTGTAACAAGAAAAACGTTTTTTGAATTTTTAAAAATTTGCGCTAAGCATGAGTGGGTAAAAAGTGACGCCTGTTATTATGTTCAATTTGAAGATTATTATGATATTATAAAGAAACCATAAGAAATGGCGGATGCGGTTGCTTTAAAACTAACTTTGTAAGCACACTAATCCAACAATAAAACTTATGTGAACAGGTATGCAAAGATTATCTTTAGGAGGAAAAATAATGGATATTATGTGTTTGACAATAGTGTGTTGTGTTGCTATTATGGCGATAGTAGTAATAGCGTTTACTGAAAATAATTGGAGGAATAGTGATGAATGAAAAAGAAATTTACGCAAAATTAAAGAAAATAACAAGAGAATTATTTGAAAATCACGAATTAGAATACTCGTGGTATGTTGATAGCCAAAGCAATATAGTTGGCGAATTAAAAAATGCAAAAATTCCTTGGCTAAAATGTTATGCGTTTATGACAGTAGAAAATCTTGAAAACTGCAGTGTTAGAATGTGTGTGAATGATTTACAATATATTTATACGGAAAGATTACTAAAATCTTTAAAATTAACCGTAGAAATCTATTGACAATAACGTATATTCATGTTATAATTGTTATATAAAGAGAGGTAATGAAAATGAAACTAATTGACATCTTAACATCACTTGAAGACAACGATTTTATTGAAATAATGGAAACTAATGAAGGCTATTCAATAGATTGTTATGTAAAAGATTCTATAAAATACTTAGAGAAATTCAAAAAAGGAATAAATACCCAAATGACGGTTACTGATTATCAATTCGTAAAAGAATCAAATATTCATAGAGTTTTGTGCGAATGAAATTTATTTTCAAAAAGATACCCTCACACCAGAAAGGTGATGGGGGTTTTTTCGTGGGAAATGTATTGTG